CTGATGACCCCACCACCTGAGGAAATCAGACCGAGCAGTAGACGATCTGCTGCTGGATATTTCTTGAAGATCTGAACCACGCCGCCGGAGTAGCGCTGCTCACTTTCAATCGGACCCACTTTATCACGGTTGAGGATCAACGAGCCGCCAGTTGCATCGACTTCAGGATCAGGCATCAGAGCGCCAGCCAACGCCCGCTCCGCATATTCTGCGACAGCTTGTTTGAGAGCCACCGGAATTCCAGTGAACACAGTCCTCGGGAATTCGAGAACCTGTTCAGCTTCGTCTAGACCGCCGATCAGTTCGGAATAGTCCCAGACGTGCTTGGGATTGCTCGCTGTGGTGGGAATTGCCGTTGCCAGCACACCCGCCACCAATGCCCGCACAATGACGTCCCCCACCCCAGCAAGGACGTCTGCAGAGGCGCTTGGATGCGCTAGGGTGCCAGTGCCCCCACCCGTGCCAGCAATGGCCCCCGCAAGGGCTCCAGTGGCCTCTCCGATAGTCGTGCCAATGGTAACTTCGTATGCAACCGCTGCGGCGTTACGAAATGTGTAAATGGTGGTCCCGATCGTGATGGTATCACCGTCAACAGGGAGTTCAGTGATCTGAAGAATGTTCGAGGCATAGACAGTGAGATCTTCATACAGCTTCTGCCCGAGGAAGACAGGACCGAATCGACGATCGATATAATCAGTGGCCGCGATGATAGCAGCCTTCTGCGCTTCTTCAGAAGCTGTTTCCCATGCGGTAGCACGATTTCTGCTGGCGAGATAGTTGCCAACGAAACCACGACCAGCATAAGCATTCGCTTCGTAGATACCAGATCCGTCTTCGACGATGAATGTCATGCTAGCCTCTCAGTTATCAGGCTTATCGCCCAAGATGACGTCACAGAAGCATCACCGATGTTAACTCCTTCAGCAATTGCCAAATTGCTTCTTATCAAGGAATGGAAGTTAAAGACGCCGGAACCATCGACTGGAATCAAATTGCTATAGTATAGGTGAGGAATTCCTGTTTCGAAATAGATGCAGACAGCATAGTGCGTTCCAGCCACCAGAATGGGAGCAGTGGGGAATACGAATTCCTGGAGGGTAGTTCCGAGAGAGGCAAAAGCTGACGAAGAAAAGAGAATGTTCTGTATCGTTGCGGTGTTGTCCGGCGATACTTCAAACACGAAGACAGAAACATTTGCAGCATCTGTCCTGAAAGATATTCTCTTAAGTTTACGATTGCTGTTAGGAGAAACCCTGTTGCCCTTCAGTTTGAAATTTGAAACCGAAGCCGCGTCGTCTGGAAAAGTAAAAGTCTGCAGATCAGGATCAGGATCAATCGCGAGTCTTTTGAGACGACGTTTCTTTGCGTAGGAAAGAGCAGCCCTCAGCCTAGCAGACTGAGGTCCTATCATGCGAGGGCTGCGTTCAATGCTCATAGCTTACCTCATCGGGCGTTGGCCCCCACGAGCGGTCTTGCGAGCGAATGCCCGATCGATCGCGGCACGGGGATCCAGTTTCACAAGATCAGTGATCTTCATGCCACCGAGCGCGTCATGCACCGCCTTCGCTTTCGCATTGCGGTTTTCGGCCGAGACTTTGATGTAAGCCTGGATCGCTTGCTGATTGGACATGTCGGGGATCAGAGCCCTGATCCATGTCCGGGCCGTCGCGAGGCTGAGTTTCAGCTTGCGGGACATTTCGTCGACTTCTTTCTGGCGAGCAGCCAGTTCAGCGATCTGTCCGATCAGAAGCTTTTCGACTTCCGGCAGGAGTTCCTTCGGCAGGTCTTTCAGGACCTTGTCAGCGAGTTCCTGCGGGAGCATCGGCTCCATTTCGGAGAAGGCTTTCAGAAGCGAGGTATCGAGAGGGCCAGTTTCCGTCTCGATGACCGGAGGCTGTTCCGGCGCTTTGGTTTCTTCTTCGATGGTCAGGTCTTGGTTCTCACGCGAGAACTTCGGGGCAGCATCGATGATTTCTGCACGGGAGACCTTCTTGCCGACCAGTTCGCTGACGACGTCCGTCTTGGGCGCTCCATCCTGCGTCCACTGTTCGTCATCGAGAGCGTCGAGTTGAACAAGTGCTTCCTTGATATTCATCATATCTACCTCTTAAATTTAGGTTGGGAAGAGTGCCCAAGAGGGCACCCTTCTTAGTCGTCGAGCATCGTCACCAGAACGATTTCGATGATGCCATTGGCCGTGATCACGACAGAGGTATCATCGGTGATGCTGGCTGCGTCGATCAGCAGGTTCAGGTTGATCTCGAGATCGTTGGCCGTATTGTCGAGCACCAGATCGACACCATCGGCGACGGTCTTGATAGGCGAGACTTCGGCAGTCGCAGCGCCGAGCGCGGTGCTGGAGATCAGATCAACGTCTGTGCCAGTGATCGTTGCGTCGGAGGCGGGGGTCGTACCGACACCAAAGGCACCATCGAAAGTGTCGGTCAGATTGGCCGAGATCGGGCCAGTGAACTGAACCTGAACAGCGACAGACAGAACCTTGAGGTAGGCTTCGGGCAGACCGCCCAAGGAGACAGAGCCGAACCCGATAGCCGCACCGGTCGCGGTGACAGTAATCGCATGATCGATCGGCAGTTTGATCTTGGTGATAGCCTCACGCATGGGGTTCGCATGGGCAAGAGAGCGAGGAAGTCCTTTGGTCATCATGTTTCCTTTCGAAACTGAAGGTTGGAAGAAGGGGGCCGAAGCCCCCTACTCCTTACGCTTCGCGAGTGACCAAGCGAGCGAACTTGATCTGCTTCCGCTCGGGATACCGGCGATCCCACGAACCTGCTTCGTCCAGGTCGCTGTTCGCGGTACCTGTGTTGGCGGGACCGCCCTCGCCAGCAGTGCCGATCCAAGCGTGACCAGTCGGGTGCATGGACCACATGACGCGCGAGTACAGCACGTCCTGACCGCCGCCGTTGCCGCCGCCAGCTTTCCGCTCGACCTCGGTCGCCACGGGCGGAGTGCCAACGCCAAGCTGAGTCGCGCCAGTGCCGAAAAGCCACGTATCATAGACGGAGCCGGTCCGGGGAAGGCCATCATCGACGATCACTTCACGGCCGAGGAACATCGGAATGTTGATCTCGCCGCGAGCATCAGGGATGAAGTCGATCAGGTTGTTTTTCTGCATCCGGCTGTAGACCACCGAGTGGACAGCAACCGCAACCAGACCTTCCTGCGAGTCGCCCATCGTCTGCGCTGCATCGAGGAACGCTTCGGCCGAGAAGTTGGTCACACCATCGACGAAGCCAGTGCCCGAGATATCGTTGGCATAATCAGCCGTATCGTTGGCCGCGTTGTCAGCGATGACACCGTTCCAGGTCGCGATGAACGCGGCTTGCAGACGACGGGTCCAGTAGGCAGCGACGCGATCAGCAATCGCGTTCATTGGATCGGAGCCGGCCAGAACGGCTGCGAGGTCGGTCGTGGACCACGAGTTGTTCCGGTTCAGGCGAACGGCGATTTCTTTCAGCGAACTGATCTTCAACGGGTTCGGGGGACGAACGACACCAGCGGGCAACGCTGCATCGGCATCAGCGAACGGCACCGAAGTGTCAGTCGAGACACGCTCAGCGTCATTGTCCAGATCGCGCCACGAGGGCACCTGGAACGTCAGACCACCACCAGCGAGCAGAGTGTCGAGCGGCTGGGAGCGGGCGAGCAGACCAGATTGAACCAGACGAGACTTTTCCTCGGTCAGGTTCTGCATGTAAGGAGTGAAGACTTCGGGGACGATGACGTCGCTCACCCGAGTCGCGGGTCCTGCGGCCATTTGATTTCCTTTCGTGGTGCTGGGAAAGCGAACCCATGTTCGCGGATTTGGGCTGATGACCCACGTCATCGAGAACTGAGGTAAGCTAACTCAAACCGGAGGGATTTGCAACAGGGTTTTAGTTAAGAAAGCGCCCCGAGAGTTAAACTCAATCGGGGCGCTTTGGCTGTTAGTATCAGCCGAGGTAAGCCTGCGGTCGGCTACCACACCCCGCAAGCGTGCCCCTTGTATAGCGTGCCCCCTTGCGGGGAGCAAGCCTATTTTCTCACGGCCGGAGGATGTGTTGCTCCGATTACCGAGCCGGTAGCTTTCGCAGCCTCTTGGGCTTTCGCCATGCCATGCTCGCGGACATACTGTCCCTGCTTGGTCATGTTCCAGCCCTTGGCAGACCACGGGTTATCACCGTTGTCACCGCCGAAGCCACCGCCACCAGCACCACCACCAGCAGAAGCAGGCCACCAGTGAGGACGCAGCTTCTGCATGTCCTTCATGAAGCCCTTGATGTCGGTTCCGGGCGTCACACCCTTGGCATCAGCCTTCACGATGAACTCTCCAGTCGTGACGTCGCGCTCGAGATACGCAGCAGCCACCATCTCCACATCGGGGATCGCAGTGCTGAGCACCTTCATTTCCGTAGCCACAGAACGAATGACATCGTTCATGTCACGGCGCTGGATGCTCTCATGAAGAGTATCACGCTCTTGCGCAAGAGTATCACGTTCGACCGTCAGGTCACGGAGTTGCCGTTCCAGAGGAGCGGTCTTCTGCCCAAGGCGAGCATCGATGATCTTCTGCATCGCCTCTTCGTCGAGTTTTCCGCCAGCAGCGGCTTCCAACTCGGCGATCCGGTCCAGCTTTGACTGAACCTCGTCCGGCTTCAGCGAACCCCACGCCCTGAGCGAGGTTTTCACAGCATTGTGATCTTCCCGTTCTTTGCGGAGGGCCTCCTGGACGTTGGCGATGTCCTGTTGCGTCTTCATGCCGTTGATGTGCGTGAGGACTGCCTTGCCGTCTTTCTCCGTGTAAAGACCACGGAACGCTTCGGGCACTGCATCGAGTTTGTCGTAAACAAGTTCGAGCGGATCCATATCCGTTCTCCATCTAAAGTCAAGATCACCTTGACTGGTTATGTTAACCGAGCAGTGAGCCCAGCGCGAAACAACCTGCTCCGAAGAGACAGGTATAGATCATTTTGTCTGCGTCCTTCCAGAAGGATGAGTTGTCTGCCCATTCGTCTTGTCACCGCCACCCGTGTTCCCATTGGGATTGTTCGGGTCATTGGGCTGAATGGCAGTGTTCGAACCAGTGTCAGGCTTCCCGAACACGAACTTCTCGTCCTTGCTCTCTTTCTCAGCCTCAGCAACTTCTTCTTCGAACGTCTTGGTAGTCATGCGACGCTTCCGAGACAGATCGTGCATCGAACGAGCGCTGATCGGCCAGCCAAGGTTGCGAGCCGTTGCAATTTCAACCATCGTTTGACCAGTGAGCGGCATTTCGCCAAACTCTTTGTTGGCGATGACCGAAACTTCACTGGGATCTTCGTCCATCCAGCGTGCACAGATCTTCAGCACTTGCTCGAGGCCAGTTGCGCCAGTCTCAGCGACTTGGTTCATGTCAGCTGTACGAGCAGCAACACGGATACGCAAGCTATCACCGCTTTCACGCTGGCGAGACGTGCTGTCCAGCGTTTGAGCGCCCATGGAGGAGGCACGGCCTTCCAGATTGGTGATTGCGTCTTTTTGTTCGCTGAGACCTTGGCTCTGGACACCGACGTACTTCGCGTCAGCACCCATAGGCAGATCAAGGCGTGCGCCTGACCCGACACGGACCTTATCAGTCTCATCGAAGCCGCCACCAATGGTCACGAAGGTATCTTGTCCCTGCATGAACAGGTTCTGCCGATAGTCTGCCTCAGCACGATAGATCGCCATGCAGATGTTGCCGAGGTCCAGAAGAGGCGGATCATCGACGTCAGACGTGACATCACAGGAGTTGATGAACACGAAAGGAATTTCTTCCAACGTACGACCACGCCACGATGGAGCCTTGAGAGACACCTCACTGTAATTGGTCTCTTCAAATACGCCCTGCCGATAGGTCCCTTTGGGTTCATTGTCCCGTGCATCGCCCAAGATGAGGACGCGATACTTGTCTTTGTTTTCCCAACCAAAATCAGCAGTGCGAACCTGCTCACTCTCGTTGAGGATGACAAGGTTCAACTTCTGGGGAACAAGTTGCTCAACAGTTCCATCGTCCCAGTTGATGCAGCGCTCAGCGATGTACGTCGCGAGATAGGGCAGATCTTCTCCAGGAACGGGGTTCGTTGGCATGTCAGCCATGAGGCCGATGCGCCCAGTGAGCAGTTGCTCGGTATTTATTCTTCGCAGGAGCACCTGCAAAGACTCACCCTGCCGAGACACGATCTTCTCCATGGCTTTCGGCAGCTTGATTTCAGCGGGCTGTGAGTGCATCATGCCGATTGCCATCTGCACAGCTTCCCGGGTGAAGTTCGGGAAACGCGCTCTCTGCTTGTACGCCTGATAAGCGATGAAGCCCACCGATGTCGCTGAAGTGATAGCACCGTCCAAGACTTGCGAACTGGTCATCGGGAGATAGAGCACACCCTTGCTCTTCACATGGCGCTCGCCTTTGTAGGCGTCACGCATCAGAGTCCAGTCAGGGCTGGCCGCTGAGAAAGATGGGTGTTGCGATGCGAGTGTGCTGGTCATGGCTGTCAACCTACTCCGGTCCTGCTGCTCTTGGCAAGCGTTTTGTGTCAGTTATATCCCGTTATCACGCCAGATGATCCCGGAGTTGTAACCCAACGAATGAGGTATCGTGTTTCGTCTGCGACGTGATCTTCTGCATCAGTATTGATGTCATCCATATTCGTCTCGTCACGAGGCAAAACAGGGATGGTCTCGATGAAAGAGGCACAGTCTTCAAACACGAACAGGCCAGCTTTCTCCCGAGGATACAATCGAGGCTCATCACGCACGATTTTCACGTTCGGATGAGCGTTTTTCAGTCTCTGCCTCATTTGTGTCCAGCCCGTAGCACGACTTCCCGGCCTTTTATCGGCAGGGTTCCACTGAATGCCTGGATAGCGATAGCCATCGTCCAGTCGAACCCTGACTTTCATGTCCGTAGCAATGCAATTTCCGTTCTCAGCAGCGAAAATCTGGCTGTCAGCGACGCCAGCTTTCACGCGACACCAGTTCTGGCCCTGTTCTCTCCATCCCCACTCCAGTTCTCTCTTGATAATGCCTTCGCTGATATCGGAAGCGAGAAGATCGAGGCCTTCATTTGGCTTTCCAGTGCTGCCGTACCACTCTCTGACGCGAATCACATCACCTTTCACAGTGGATTTCCATACTCCGGGCTGAATTTCAACGTCTGAACCGTCAGAAATGGCCCACCACCCAACAGAGAATGGTTTCGAGGCTCCCCAGTCGAAGGAACGCACGATTTTCCAGTTGTCTGGGATCAAAAAACGCTTGAGAACGTTATATTTCGGGTTCCAGACGTCATCGAACATGCCACCAGCGACAATGTCCCAGGAACCTTCCAACCAAGCCTTCTTTTCGGCCTCGTTACGAGCAGAAGCAGCGATTTTCTGCTTGTAATCGGGGTCAGCTTCCAGAAGAGCCGTATTTTCATCAATGTGACTGTGGATTGACAAACGGCTCGGCTCCGAAAGACCATCTTCATCCTTGAGGTCCTTCCGAACGATCATGTTCATCGTGTTGGGCTTGAACCGATGTTTGACCCAGTTGTGTCCGGGTCCATAAGGGTTCGTCGTAGCCCGCACCATGCGAGGCATACCTTTCTTCGAACTCCGGCAGGTCGAAAACATGCGTCGATAGCCGCTGTCACTGTGCCAGTTGCAGAGTTCTTCCCAGCCAATCCATGGATATTCGTGTCCGTGATAGTTGTCGTAGTCATGGTCTTTGGCGAACTGACGAAGAAGAAGTTGCTCACCAGTCGGCCAAGTCCAAGTATGCTCGGAGTGGTTGAATTTCGCTTCCGGCCAGATCTGCGGGATCCATTTCTTGGTTTTCGAAATAACGTCAGTCAACTGCTTGTAGGTCTGGCGAAACAGAATGCCTTTCCAAGCAGGACCGTATCCTTTGCCGACGTGCATGGAAAAAGACATGAGCAGCGAATCAGTCTTACCACCTCCTCGAGTTCCTTCGAATAGAACCTCAAAGATCGGAGTTGCAGACAGGAATGCCTCTTGGCTTCCCGGCATGGGTTTCCAGACGACGTTGCTCGGGAATTGTATGCTCATGACATCATTGCCACTCGTGGTTCCTCCCAATAGGCGCTGGCACGGTATGGTAGGTGTTGGAGGTCACAAAGACAAGCCTCGAATTCAGGCGAAAGACTATGATTGTATCACGTGGAAGTGCAAAAGACAAGTGCTCATAGTCGTGGGTTTATTTTTATTTTTGGAAGATGATGAATGGTCTAAAGTCAGCGCGGGAGGGGTGGGGGGGAGTGGGCGGCATGGGGTAGGGTTACCCCGCCCCGCCCTTGGGGCGGGGTAGGGTACCCTGCCCTGCCACATAGGGCAGGGCAGGGCAGGGTGTTAC